AAGTCTACTCATGTGCCGGTGACCGGGAACAAGCTGGGATCGTCTTTCGTGCGGCCCGTGAGATGATCACGGCGGGAACCCCGACACTGCAGGCGGAAGCCGATTTGAGGCAATACGAAATCCGTGGCAACCGTCGCGGCGGATGGTATGCGGCGACCTCGGCGGAAGCGTACTCGGCCCACGGCAAATCGCCTCACGGGATCATCTTCGACGAGTTGCATACGCAGCCCAATCGCCAGCTATGGGACGCCATGTTATCGGGTCGCGGAGCCCGTGCTAATCCTCTCGTGGTGGCGATCACCACGGCAGGGCATGACCGGTCGTCGATCTGCTGGGAGATGCACCAGAGGGCAGCGGCAGCCATTGCCGACCCGGACTCTGACCCGACATTCTACGGGGTGATCTACGGGGCAGACCCGGCAGACGATTGGACATCGGAAGAGGTGTGGCGCAAGGCCAACCCGAATCTGGGAGTGTCTGTCTCTCTCGACTTTCTGCGGGACGAGTGTACGGCAGCACGGAACAACCCGGCAGCGGAGAACGTCTTTCGCAATCTGTATCTCAACCAGTGGACCGAGCAGGCAGTCCGCTGGATTCAGATGCACCATTGGGACCAGTGCCGACAAGACTTTGATCTTTCCGAGTTCTCGGGGGAACCTGTCTGGTGTGGCCTCGATCTTGCATCAACGCGCGACATCAACGCGCTATCGATGGTGTTCAAGAGGGACACGGATTACTACGTGAAGTGTCGCTATTGGATGCCCGAAGAAGTCGCGGACATTCGAGGGAAGCAGGACAGAGCACAGGCCAAGCGGTGGGCGTCCCAAGGGTTGATCACGCAGACCGATGGGAACGTGGCAGACTACGGGGTGATCTGTGCGGAGCTGTGCGAGGTGGCCGAGCGGTTCGATTTGCAGTGTCTTGCCTACGACCCCTGGGGACCGGCCCGAGCAATGGCCCAGCAGTTGGCGGCAGCGGGGTTCCCAGCGGAGCGGCTGAAGGAATTCCGCCAGACAATCGGATCATTCGCGGCCCCCTCGAAGGAGTTCGAGCGGAGGATTGCCAACCAGACACTACATCACGACGGCGACCCGGTGCTGAGGTGGATGGCGGGAAACGTAGCGGCGGAGCGGGACAAGAGCGATAATATCCGGCCTAGCAAGTCCCGATCTGCGGACAAGATTGACGGCATCGTGGCAACCATCATGGCGATGGGAACCGCGATGGTGGCGGACGAGGTGGGCAGTGTGTACGACACGAAAGGGAGTCTGTCACTGTGAGCATCATTGCAGGGATTCGGCGGGGTCTGGCGAATTGGATCGCGCCTGAGTCCCGGGGCATGTCGCAGCAGGTGGCAGACGCCTTGATGCCTCGGAGTTCCAGCGGAGTGGCGATCACCGAAACGTCTGCGATGACCGTCTCGGCCGTCTACGCGGCGGTTCGCGTGATTGCCGAGACCATCGCCCAGCTTGAATGGGAGGTTTACGAGCGGCAGGACGAAGCCAATATCGAGCGGTACGATCACCCTTTGCGGCTGCTGTTGGACCAGGAGCCTAACAGTGAGATGACGGCGTTCTCGTGGCGGATTGCCATGATGACCAGCTTCTACTTGCACGGGAACATGATCGCGGAGATCGAACGCAACCGGGGCGGGAGACCTGTCTCTCTCTGGTGGATTCACCCGGCCCGCGTGGCCATGAAGCGGGATGCCACGAAGCGCATCTACTACGAGGTGACCGACGAGCACGGGTTGAATCCCGTCCGCCTCGATCCGGTCGATGTGTATCACGTCCCCCTGATGGCGGCTGATGGCATCGTCGGGAAGGGGCTGGTCCAGCGAGCCCGGGATAGCTTCGGGCTTACCCTCGGCATGGAGCAGTACAGCGGCAGCAGCTTTGCCAACGGAGCGCGTCCCGGTGGCATCCTCAAGCATCCCGGCAAGCTGACGACCGACGCGAGGCGGAACATCCGCGACGAGTGGGACGCGATGCATCGGGGGGCGGACAAGGCCGGGCGGATCGCCGTTCTTCAGGAGGGCATGGAATTCCAGGCCATGCAAATGAGCGCAGTCGACGCCCAATTGTTGGAGCAACGGCAATTCCAGATTGCGGAAGTCGCGAGGTGGTTTAACATCCCCCCCCACCTTCTGCGGGATCTGAGCCGGGCGACATTCGGCAACATCGAGCATCAGTCGATCGAATACAAGACATACACCATCAGACCTCTTGCCGTGGCAATGCAGCAGGAGGCACATAGGAAGCTATTCAGCAAGGACGAGAAGCCGACCTACTTCACGGAGCTTGACCTCGATGATCTATCGTTGGCAGACTTAAAGAGCAGGTACGATGCGTACGCAGTGGCACGGCAGAACGGATGGATGAGCGCAAACGAGATCAGGGACCGAGAAGGCATGAATCCGATTCCGACCGAAGACGGTGACGCCTATTTGATCAACGGCAACATGGTCCCGTTGACAACGGCGATGCAGGCCACCCCGACCCCGAGCGTCGGACAGACGAGCGTGGCACAGGCAGAGGAGGATGATTCTCCAGACCTCGGCGATGCACTGCGGTCGATTCTGGAGAACGACCTTACCCGGCTGCTGTCGAAGGAACGCAATGCGGCGACCCGTGCAGCCAACAAGCCGGGCGAGTTCCTCGGGTGGCTGGATGCGTTTTACGCGGAGCATGCGGCCACACTTGAGCAAGCAATCGGCCCGACGGTGCGAGCCTTGGGGATTCACATGCGGCAGTCTCTCGACCCGGCCGATATCGTGGCCCGTCACGTCGAGCAGTCCAGACAGGCCTTGTTGACCGCGTGCGAAGTGTCGGCCGACAATCTGGCGGAGAGCGTCGAATCGGTGGTGTCTCGATGGGACGCCCGGCGTGCGACCGAATTTGCACGGGAGGTGGTGCGATGAGCGACCGAGAATACAGAGCGTGCGCGGAGATTGAGTTGCGGTCTGAGCCCGATGGCAAGGTGACTTTGCGGGGCTATGCGGCAGTCTTCAACTCCTTGTCTCAAGACCTCGGCGGGTTCGTCGAGATCATCCGGCCGGGGGCGTTCACCCGCACGCTGGCGAGTGGTGCTGATGTGCGGCTGTTGGTCAACCACGAGGGGACCCCGCTGGCCCGTACCAAGTCTGGCACCTTGCGACTCGCGGAGGATCAAAGGGGACTGAGGATGGAGGCGGATCTGGACATGACCGACCCCGACGTGCAAGCACTGGTTCCGAAGATCCGCAGGGGCGACATGGACCAGATGAGTTTTGGGTTCACGACCAAGAGCGACATATGGCGACAAGAGGGCGAGCGGCAGATCCGCGAACTCCACAACGTCGACCTGTTCGACGTGAGTGCCGTCACGTACCCCGCCTATCAGGCAACTGAGATGGCGTTGCGGTCACTGGCCAAAGCCAAGGCATTGCAGGGGATGCCGTTCGATCTGGCCTCGAAGAAAATCCAGTTGGCCAAGCTGAAAACGTATTGACAGTCGACTGCAAGTCAGTACGATTTAACACAGATTGATGCTGCCGGAACAAACGTCCCAGCCCGTTGGCATGGTGTTGATTCCGCGAGACATCCGCAATTGCCGTCGCAGGCGTGGATTGTCAGCAGGTGTTCGCACTTGCCGACGGTTCACGCCTGATGTGTTATCTGGTGGTCGTCGGCCAAAACGGAGACGACATTATGGATTTGCAAAAGCTGGCCGATGCGGCCCGCGAATTGCGTTCGGCCAAACTGGCTGAGGCGGAAGGCGTGCTGGTGGCGGCGGCGACTGGGGGCGAGGGCGGCAAGTCTCGGCCCCTCACTGACGACGAGACACGCAAGTATGAGAGCCTTTTGGAGGAGGCTGGCAAGGCTGGTGCTGAGGAAGCCCGGTACAACAAGCTGATCCAGGAGAAGGCGGCACTTGCGGCCAGCGAAGGGCGGCGGAGTGCTCCCACCCCTGCCCCTGGGATTGTGGCCCCTGCCCCGAAGACCGAGATCCGGACGCTGCGGCGTGTCGGGGCGCTGCGGTCTTTCCGGGGACCGGACGCGCAGGACAAGGCATACGCTGCCGGGCAATGGTGTCTGGCGATCCTCGGCGGCGATCAGCGGGCGGCCCAGTGGTGTGCGGACAACGGCATCGAGACCCGAGCGCTTCAGACCACGAGCAACAATCTCGGCGGGTTCTTGGTCCCCGAGCAGATGGAGACCGCGATCATCGATCTGCGGGAGGAACGCGGGGTTGCCCGTCGGGTGCTGCGGATTCGTCCAATGGCCTCCGACACCCTTATTGTCCCGCGTCGGCAGTCAGGAGTCACCGCGTATTTTGTCAGCGAGAATGCCGAGATCACGGCCAGTGACAAGGGCTGGGATACGGTGTCGCTGACGGCCCGCAAGCTGGCGGTTCTGACCAAGTACAGCAGCGAGCTGAATGAAGACTCGG